TTTTACCTCCTGATGTAACGGTTAAGTCTGTGTTATCACCTTCTATCTTCTCACCAGTACCAAACGTAATACCTACATTAGCAGGGACAACCACATCTGAAGTAGCTGTTAAATTAATTTTACCTCCTGATGTAACGGTTAAGTCTGTGTTATCACCTTCTATCTTCTCACCAGTACCAAACGTAATACCTACATTAGCAGGGACAACCACATCTGCTGTAGCGGTGAGGTTAATGTTATTACCTGATATAGTTAAATCTGTGCCGTCACCTTCAATCTTTTCACCATCATCACCAAAAGTTAAACCAACATTAGCAGGTATGTTAATGTCTGCCCCTGCAACAATATTTAGATCTGTACCATCTCCGTATATATATTCTCCACCCTTATCAAAAAAATACAAACGCCTATCATCAGCTATACGAACTACTTCATTACCATCATACTGTTTAAAAACTAAATCATCACTGTCTACACCTAATTGAATTATTTGTACGCCTGCCGTACCGTCCATATCTAATGTTAATTGTAACGTGCCACCATCTTTAAATTCAATGTTACCCCCTGCAGCGTCTAAAACAATATCGTCTCCAGAGTCTATAGTAATATCAGCACTTGTGCTTCCATTGCCTATTGTAACAGCAGCATCTCCTACGACTATATCGTCTGCGGCAATTTCAGAAGCAGTAACATTACTTTGAAAATATGTTTTCATTCTTGATGCAGTTGTTTTCCTGTTTGTGCCACCTGCACCATCGTCCACAATAAATAAGTCGGCATCAACAATCGCAGCGCCAATATCTGTTCCACCATCAATATCTAGGTCTGCAATGTTTATAGAACCGTCTGGAAAAACAGGAGCTTGAGAAAATGTTACAACCCCACTACTACTAATTGCCATAGAATCAGAGTCACCTGCGGACCCAATATTACCATCATTGGCAATACTTATATTACCTATGCCCGCAAGATTACCTGCCGTCCCACTAAAGACTTCTGAACTATTTGATGCAGCGGTTAAAAAAGTAAATGCAGTTGCAGAATCGTCCCAACCAAAAAACCCTATCCTAGCTGCGGAACCATCATGATATCTAAACTCAATACCTCTGTCTTTGTTGTCATCAGACCCTGGCGCAGAATCTCCTCCAAGAGTAAATATAGGATCATCTATAGTAACTGTAGTGCTATTAACAGTTGTAGTTGTTCCATTAATTGTAAGATTGCCTGTTACAGTAAGGTTATCATTTATAGTAGTTTCAGATGAGCTATGCCCAATAGATATGGGAACACCAGAAGTTGCAGTGCCGATAGTAATACCATTTGATGTATTTGAATTGTCAATATTTAACGTAGTTGTACTATCTAATGATATGTTAGATCCATCAACAACAAGTGTGCCATCTATATCTGTATTATCTAAGTTAGTAGTGCCATCTACATCTAAATCTGTGCCAACAAACAACTTCTTAGCTATACTTGCCCCACCTTCGGTGCGTAATGCTCCTGTATCTCCTGTGGCATCACTAGAATCAGTGGTATCGGTTATATCAACTACCCCTGAAACAGTTACTGTGGACGTAGGACTTAAATTTATATTGTTACCTGATATAGTTAAATCTGTACCGTCACCTTCAATCTTCTCACCATCATCACCAAAAGTAACTCCAATATTAGCAGGTATATTAATATCTCCACCCGAACCAACGCTTATACTAATGTCAGTGCCATCTGATTCTATTTTTTCATTTCCTGATCCATCAAGAACTAACCCTACACCTGAAGGAATAATGACATCAGCCGTAGCTGTTAAATTTATATTATTACCTGATATAGTTAAATCTGTACCATTACCTTCAATCTTCTCACCATCATTACCGAAAGTTACTCCTATATCAGCGGGTATATTAATGTCTCCTCCTGAACCTACTGTAATTGAAAGGTCAGTTCCGTCTGACTCAATTTTTTCTGTAGTTGCAAAAGTAAGCCCAACTCCTGATGGTATATTTACATCAGCCGTAGCTGTTAGATTTATATTATTACCTGATATAGTTAAATCTGTACCGTTACCTTCTATCTTTTCTCCATCATCACCAAAAGTTAGACCAACATTAGCAGGGATATTAATATCTGTAGTAGCAGTAAGATTAAGATCGGCTGAAGCACTAATAGTTAAATCTGTACCATTACCTTCAATCTTCTCACCATCATTACCAAAGGTAACTCCAATATCAGCAGGTATATTTATATCTCCACCTGAACCTACACTGATGCTAATATCTGTTCCATCTGATTCTATCTTCTCGTTTCCAGAGCCATCAAGAACTAAACCTACACCTGAAGGAATAATAACGTCTGAAGTAGCAGTTAAGTTAATTTTAGCCCCAGATGTTATTGTTAAATCAGTGCTATCACCTTCAATTTTCTCTCCAGTGCCAAACGTAATACCCACATTAGCAGGAATAACAACATCAGCCGTAGCTGTTAGATTTATATTATTGCCTGATATAGTTAAATCTGTACCGTCACCCTCTATCTTTTCTCCATCATTACCAAAGGTAACTCCAATATCAGCAGGTATATTTATATCTCCACCTGACCCCACAGTTATAGAAAGATCAGTGCCATCAGACTCTATTTTTTCAGCAGTGGCAAAAGTAAGTCCAACCCCTGATGGTATGTTTACATCTGCAACGGCAGTTAGATTTATATTGTTACCTGATATAGTTAAATCTGTACCATCACCTTCAATCTTCTCACCATCATCACCAAAAGTTAAACCTATATTAGCAGGTATGTTAACGTCTCCACCTGCTGCTGCTTCAAGTTCTATATCCCCACCAGAGTCTAAAGTTATAGACGTTCCTACAGCTTCAAATGTGCCATCTGCTGTTATAGTTATATTTGCCGATGTCCCAGTTCCATCTGTCGTTGTAATAGTTAAAACACCATCAGCGGCTACAGTCATTACAGCCGTGTCACCACTAGAACCTGTCATGGTAATAACTTTACCATCTATGGCTACATCATCTACAGTGAGTGCAGTGGCGGTGGTTGTACCTGCAAGTTCTACATCTGTTAATAGATCATAAACAATACCGCCTGTACCACCACCGTCAGTGGCTATCATCTTAACTTGCCCGTTGGCAATATTTACACTTGCACCGCTCCCTGTACCTTGTTTAATTGTTATAATTTGTGATCCACCAGTAGCGTTTTCAATTATCCAGACTTTAGATACTGTGTTTGGAGCTAAAGTTATAGTTCGAGTTGCCGTAAGATTTGTACTCGACGTAATTTTAAGATACAAAGATCTTGCACCATCTGAAGCTCCGTCTGCCATTGTAATAGTAGTGTCTGCATCTCCTATTGCTTCTGTGCCATAACTAAAACCTTCTGCGATCAGTTCTAAGTTTGTGTTGGTTGTAGTTCCCCAATCACCCGACTGCTCACCCGTGCCTATCTCTTCTAATCTAAGATGATTTGTATATACACTTACCATATTTTAATCCTCTAACCGATTCTTATTATTGCAGTAGTAGCAGACGAAGAAGGAAACGTAACTGTAAAAGTTTCGCTACTTGTCGTTTTATCAGCCCCAAAGTCTAACACAGCTACTGCGGGATTTGTACCCCCAGATTTATATATTAGCGCTCCTCTAGCTGTTATTGAAGAACTTGTCCATGTCGTGTCGGAAAAATCTAGGTATGCTACAGTTCCACCTGTATCACTTGTAGGATTAGTAGCTATTGTTAACGTGTTACCACCTGCTGTATAACCTGTACCTGAGGCCTCATTGGTTGTGGAGTATACCGTTGTAGACGCATCAAGAGTTGCATCTGAAGTATATAAAGCAATCTTAAATGACTGTGATGTATCACTACTAAAGTCCATCTCTCCATTTAGAAGAGCGACCTTAAAAGACGTACACATATAATTACCAGTAAAAGCCATTAACCCGTGCCTTGTCTAAATTGTCCAGAACGATAACTATCTTGCCTTAGTTTACCATCTACTGAATTTTTTAATAACCCGATAGCGAGTACATATTGTTTTTCATACATAGCAACCACATCAGGTTCACCTTTTTGAAATCGTATGGCTTCTACCAAAGCACCATTTAATAGAGCAGAATCAAAATTATCTCCTAGATATGTGCCACCTGCTGTTACTATTGATGTAGGATATTTAGCGTATGTATGTTCAATCTCATAATTTTGATCTGGAGTTGGAGCTAACATTAAATTTACATTTGACCCAGTAGTTTTGTGGTAAGCATAAAACTTAGGACGCCCATATTTTGCACTTGTATTTACAGGGTATGCGTCTCGTAAAAAATTAACATCTTTATTTAATAAGTAATGCGACGTGCTACTGTCAAGTATAGCAATACTGTAAGTATAAAGAAACCCATCAGGTGTAGTATAAAACTTGTTTGTTGCGGTTAAAGGTCCACTATCTACATTACGCATAGAAGGTAATTCTACAGCATTAAATATTTTTTGTTCTGCCTGTTGAGTAAACAGAGCAAGTTGGTCATCAGTAAATGTCGTTTCACAAATGTCTGCTATGTTTGTTTTAAGAGAAGTGTAATTCATATCTTACCCCGTCGTTACCGTAACATCACCCACTGCACCTGTAGCTTGTAGATTATTGACTGTTAAATTGTAGATGTTTTTGCTGTCTCCTACAGGATTCCACCCCCACTGTATATTTCTACTACTTTCTCGTCCTGCAAAATCAGGACGTGGGTTACGGATTGCCTGTGGGTCTCTTACAGGATACATTCCTTGTTTGTTTTGAGGATGATCTGCACTCCAACATTCAGGACATGCAAGCGTGTTTGTATCTCGTCCACGAACAATTAAACTGCGTAATTCTTTAAGTTTAAATTGAAACCCACAAATATCACATTCTGCTATGGCTCTTTTTATGGATGCAAAAGCATTAGACATTATATCCTCCCTACGCGAGGAACAAAGTGTTCTGAAGTCTTCTCTCTATCTTCACCTGCAGCTAGATTATACTGTTCATCATACACTGTTTTTAACATAACAATGCGATCTGTAAGTTCAGGAACTTTCATAGCTATATGATAAGCTAAACCCGCTACAAGACATGGTAAAAATCTAAAATTCATATCTGCGGTCTCAACACCACTACCTGCATCTTCTATTCTACGCATACGATAATACTTAAAAACATAGTCATTACTATCAGGCACAGGATAAAGATTAATACTCGGCGCAGCCGCAAGTCGCTCTACCCATACTTGAATAGGTCTACCTTGTACTAACTTGTTAGGAATAGCTGCGTAAGTACTCACACCTATACGACTTAAGGTAAGATCAGATTGTGTAGACGTGTTGCCCGCATTGGTCCTAAGAACTTGATCAAGCAGATCTATTGTGTCTGCAGGGAGTGTGTATTCGGATGTACCTTTTACAAGACTGACCGTACCTTCATCAATAGTCCATAGGTTTATACCACGATTCTGCCACTCAATAGTCATTAAATTCATAGACCTACGGGCAGTTCTTAAGTCATACCCAGAACGCATTTCGCGTCCTGCACGTTCCCACGCTTCTTCAGCGATTTCCGTGAAGTCCATGTCAAAGGCGGTAGTTCCTGAAGTAGCCATCTATTACTCCTTAAAGAAGTTCTCTACTTCTTCTAATAACTCTTTTTTACTCTTTCGTCTATCAAGTTCTACGCCATGCTCACGCATCATTGCTTCTAACTCTAATTTAGACATAGATTTGTAACTAGAAGTCGATCCACCGTTAACTAGTGCTTCTGCTTCTGATAAGCTTAAAGTTTTCTCAACAACAAGTTCACCACCCTTGCTATTGTCACGAACATTGTACAAAGAGTTACCATCTTTGTCCGTGCCTACTTCTACCATCTTTAAATCTGCCATACTTGTCTCCTAAGTATATAAAGTTTTCTTACGTTTATTCTCCATGATAGCACCACAACCTCGTGCTATACTTCTCTTTCTTCTAGCAAGCCCCCCGTTCTTCATGGCTTTACCCTTAAAACCTTTGCTAAGAAAAAATTGTTGTAGACTCATTTGATCGGAAGCAGGTCCATCAAAGTATTCTTCACGTAGTTTTTTTTCTTCTTCCGTCATCTTCGTCTCCTAGCTAACCCGCCTTGACGCATCTTCACTGTAGCAGGTTTTGTGTTCTTTACCACAGTTTTTCCCTTTGAACCCTCTCGCTTCTTCTTTTTAGCAGTGGTTGCTCTTTGGGATTGGCTCAGACTGTTTGCCTTACTTCTTGGTAAACACCTATCGGGGTTCTTCTTATCCTTAGAAGTACCACATTTACCTTTAATCTTTCCGTCCGTACCGATACGAACCCAGTCTTGTTTTACCCAATCCTTAAGAGCGCCCATTACTTTTTCTTCTTCTTTTTGCCCTTACTACCTTTTGCATAGTTAGGGTCTTTGCAGTATTTAGATGCAGCCATGTTAGCATAGGCGCTAGGATACGTGTCAAAGGTTCGTTTTGCCCAAGCTTTACCTTTTGGACAAATCTTACCCCCAGATTTATAATATCTACGCATGACTATCTCATCTTTGCAGGGCGTACACCTTTTTTAGCTATACCTGCTCCACGTACCTTAGACTTGCCACCTTTAGCAGCGCCTTTAGCTTTACCGCCTGCAGCCATACCTTTTTTGACCATCTTACCTTTGGCATAACCCTTCTTCATCATGCCACCTGCTTTTTTACCTGAAGCTTCCTTCATAGATTCAGTTTTATTGCCATCTTTATCAATGTCTAAGAAGTCAGGTTTAGCTGCGCCACCCGCTTGCATTTTCTTAACCATTTTACCCATAGCGTAACCTTTTTTGGCTTTGCCACCTGCCATCATCTTCTTGACCATTTTGCCTTTAGCCATCATTTTCTTTTTCATCATCTTCTTCATCCTTATACAAGTTGTTA